TCATGGAGTTCATAGAGCCCTGTTCTGGGCACGCGCTCAGTCCCGGACTGAAATGATCCCATTACATATTCGGCCGGATTACTGATGCCCTGCACACGTGTATTCCACCCCGCTGCCCCGGCCATCCCACTGCCCCGCAGGGCGGCTGCGTTTACCGTATTGGCAGTCTCCATCGCCCCCGAATATATTTTCTGGACCGCACTGCTGACGGCCTCTCCGGCGCGCGCTGCCTCTCGCTCAAATCCCTCCGAATCGAATCTCGGCCGGATGAGCGGCTCGATCGGGTCATTCTCGATCCCATCGGCTATCTCTCCATAATATGCCAGAATTTCATCGAGCACTTCCTCAGCGGTTTTATAATCGACCTGCGGAACGATCTGAGGCATGATCGGCCTGGCCGCCTCGGTTCCTGTTTTCCTGATCTGCTCCGCCAGATTGCGCAGTTTGGCAGCGACTTTATCGGCCTCGTTCCCGAATTTGCTTTCCTCCATTAGCGCGTTCTCCGCATCGTGGGCCATCTCTCCCAATGCAAATCCGGCGGCATCGATGTTGTCCCGCATTGCTGCGAGTATCGGGAATGTCTCCCTGTAGCCATTGATCGCAACCTTAACGGCCCAGTATGGGTTCACCGATGCCGCGACAACGGCGGCGACGTCGACGGCCGCCGCCCCCAGGGCCTCGATGCCCATGCCTGCTATGGCTGCCGCTCTTTTCACCTCCAGGAATGTGGTTGGGATCTTGCCTATTGTCTCGATGACGGACGCGCCGACCTCAACAACTTTTGCTCCCCAGTTTCGCGCCCATTCATCCAGCTTCCCCGATGTTTTGAGCTGCTCGAACTTATCGTTGAGCTCCTGCACCATCGGCAGCAGCGCGCCGGCGACAACCGCTTTTAATGAGGAGACAAACAGTCCAACTTTTTCTTTGATGTCCCCAACCACATTCCCGAACGCCTCCAGCCCTCCCGCCTTGGTCGATCGCAGCGCCGCTGCCTGGCCCTGTACCTGCTGCTCGATCTGGGCGAGTACTCCGAGAAATCCCTCGGATTTGAATGTGGCGTCGTCCACGGTGATACCGACACGCCGGAGCTCGCCCGTCATGCCCATGCTCGCCTTCCCGAGCATGTTGGCGGCACTCGTCATATCCCCGCCCTGGAGGGCCGCCAGATCCGTCATCGCGGCCATCACCCTCGGCATGACATCGCTCGATATCGCCGAATACGTCTGCAGGAACTTTGCGCCCTGCAGGATCGCCTCATCTCCGAACGTCGTTTGTTTTTGGAGTGCCGATGCCACGTCCAGAATGCTCTGGCTGTAGGCCTTGGTATACCGGCCCATGCTGATCATCGCCTGATTGAGCGTCGCCTCCGCTTTTTCCTGGATCCCTGAGAGTTTTTCCCACTCTCCGATCAGCCTGCTGATTCCCCAACCGGCAAACGCGCTGAGGGCGATCGTCTTGAGATTGATCAGCCGGCTTCCGAGATTTTTCGCATGATTGACCACACCCTTGAGGTGCGTGCCGAATGAGCCTGAGAACTTGCGGATCTCGCCCACGGCCTTATCCGTCGCAACCTTGATGATCATCTCGATGGTATTTCCCGACAATCCCTACTCCTCTTCCTTGCGCGCCTTACGTCTCATTTCTGCAACGGCCATGATCATCTGCAGATCCCTCTCGTCCTGGTCATCGACGCCGCCCGCCCTCGGCAGGAAGCCCCGCTCGGCCCAGGCCCACATGTCCAGGGCCTCGATCGCCTCGGTATCCACAACCGCCTGCGGACAGCTAAACAATGGTTCCCCATCGAATTCAAAAACAGCCTCCTCGGGCATCAACCACTTTTCTTTTTCAATCTTCGGGCAGTGCCTTTGCGCCTGGAGCCCGGTCTTTTTGCATTCTCCGCAGTCGAACCGCCGCGAGGAGAACTGGAGCGCGGCGGCAATCCGGATTTTTTTAGCGTGTCATCGCCCCCATATGATAGCTGGACGGTTTCCTTGATCAGATCCCAGCCTTCAGCAGGGGAAAGCTCATCCGTCTCCCCGCCCGGATAAACCATGTCGAGAATGATGTCCTGGGCCTCGAGCTGCTTTTGCGTGTTGAGCTTATCGAGATTGAGGATCATGATTCCCTGATCGCGCAGCGCCCGGATCTGGCCCCGCGTTAGTTTTTTCACGGTGATCGTCTGCCCGCCGATTTCAATTTCCATACTAAAATTTCTCCTTTGTCAAAATTTTAGAAAGCGTCTCGCCTTGCGAGACTTTAAGCCCATGACACAGTCATGGGCGCCGTATAAAATCTGCACGAGCAGATTTTATTATGTGAACGCAATGCTTATCTCATCGTCCCCGGCATTCCGCCTGAGCACCGCCGCGATTTCATTCGTTTGCAGGCCCACCCGGCTCCCCTGCCCGACCTTGCCATACTGCACCTTGGGCGCCGTAATCGTCGTGATATTGCCCGCAGCGCCGGTGAGCGCGGCCGTAAAGGCCACAAGGGTGCCGCTTTCCCAGTCATCCCAGAAATCGTGGGTTGCAATGAGCACGTCCTCGGGATTGAGGTTCATGGTCATGAGGCGCTTCCCGATGACGGTGCTCAAATATCCCTGCACCGAGTTCACGTCCGGTCGAAGTTCGAGCGCGTTGCCGGTCTTGATATTGATCGCCTCAACGATCGCCGCATAAACATTGATGGTGAACGCTGCGCTTTGAAACGGCTTCGCCCTCGTCGCCTGGTACGTGATGCCTGAGAGGAGACTCGTGTCGGTGTCCGCGATGGAGGTCCCCAAAAAATCGAATTTGATGATGGCAGGCTTGCCCGCCTTGAGATCGATCTCGAAATTCCCCCGGGCCCCGACGATCAGATACTTTTTGCCGTCCACGTACTTGGCCATTGTCAGGCACGGAATAGCTGATGATGCCGGCGCATACGTGACGCTCGTGCCGCCCACGATATCCTCCGCGAACCCGCAAGCCCGGAGGAGCGGTCCGATCTCGGGCGCCGTGCCGGGCGTGCCCGATCCCTTGAGCTCGCACTCGCAGGTGATCCGGCCCTTTCTCCCGCCGGCGACCCCTGCAAAGGGAGAAAGACTCGAGCTCTGGAGATCCAGCTCCTCCACCTCGATGTCGGGGTCGTATTTAATGTTTCTCGCCAAAATGGCGTCGGCTGCGGCCAGCGCGATCGCCTCGCCCTCTGTGGTTTCCACTTTTGCGGCCAGTTGCGACCGCGCTTCGATCAATGGCATGATTTAGCCCTCCTTTTAATAGCTGACCCGTTCCTCTATCCAATACGTCAGCTCTGCGTAATGGCAGAGGACGCTCCCGAAAACGCGGTTATCCACCACCGTGATCTGCATGGGACCGCTGTTGACTGCGTAATCGTCCCAGTTATATTCGCTGTCAAATGCGTCCTGGATATCCTCCAGCAGGTCCTGGAAAAAAAGCTCAGTCGCATCCGCATCGTTCAGGCCGTAATAGTAGCGGATCAGGAACGTGTGATTCCTGTCGAGATACGGCATGACGACCCGTTCGGAGGGTGTAGCCGATCTCGTAAAACAACAGCCGTTTATTTTTCCGTCCGCATCCTTGAAGTGGTCGAGAAATTTACCCCATTCATTAGACCATCGTTGATAATCGTGAACGACTCCAACGCCCTCCACGGCCGCGAGTTTTGCCTTGAATCGATCCCTGAGATCTTTTAATGCCATACTTTCCTCTGCTGCCTTACGTACTCAACCGCTTTGCTACGCGCGCCCCGATGGTATAGAGCATCGCCTGCACCCAGGGCAGGTCTTTCCCCCAGGCCTTACCGAACATATGCGCCCCCTTGAACCCCTCTGCGCCGATCTTCCTCGCAATGGCGAATGCAACACCTCGCTGTTCTTTCTCGTCCGTGATGCCGATGATCGAACGGACCCAGGGAATCAAGGCTTCCACGGGAGGCCGGCGTTTTCCGGGTCTCCGCCCCAGCTCTATAACCTCCCCGTGTGCGAGAGGAGTGCCCACAATGCCGGCCAGAGATCCGCCGTAATTGACCACCTGGCCGTGGATCGACCCGCGCAGACCTGAAACGCCGCCCACGCCGGCAGGCGTTCCTTCCTCCACGTCTTTTTCGAGCCTGGCGACCACTATTTTTAAGACCGTCTCTGTCTCCTCCCGGACAACGTCCGGAAACTGGGCCGCCAGAGCCCGCAGCTCCGTTAAATTATAAACAACTGATAGTTCCATC